AATAGATCTGTACTCATTCTTCACCTTGTGGTTCTTGAGTTTTTTGGCGCATAGCGCGGTCTTCTTGAGCCGCTTCACGGGCGATTTGTACGCCCATCTCCAGCCCATCTTTCTGCTGTTGAGCAGATAACTTATCTTTCTCAGAAGCAATACGCGCTCCAACCTGCATACCAGCGATACGCTCTTGCGATGCGATACGTTCTTTCTCCAGTTCCAGACGATCTGCCTTGTCGGCGGCTTCGACCTGTAGTTTTTGAGCTTTTGTTTGCGCTTCAGCTTGTTTGATCTGCAATTCAGCTTGTTGCATTTGAACAATTGGATCTTGTTGAGCTTGCTGTGCTTGTTTAGCGGCTTGCTCTGCTTGATTTTGCCCAAGCACTTGTTTAGCCGCGGCGGCGGCAAGGCGAGAGATCTCCAACTCAGTGCTCTCATCCATCTTGTCATCTGGTGTTGGATATGGAACACCTGCGGCATCCTCTATCTGCTTGCGATATGCCATAGCCAAATGATCGGCTAAGTGCTCTTGGAAAGCGGCTCCTATCGTTTTAGCCATAGGACTCTGCTGAAGCATCTGCATCATCTTAGGATCTTGAGCCGCGGCCATATGCACAGCGATATGCGCCTCGTGATCCTGATACAGGAACGCCTTAACCGGCTTACCACGCAACAGGTTCATGTTTTCTGTTACTGGATCAGTTGGTTTCTGGTCATCTTCCATCGGAACCAGCTTTTCAGCGTTCTTTATTCCTAAAACTTCTAACATCTGACGATGTAAGTACGGCATGTCATAAAGCTGTGGTGCAGACTGCGCCATTTGCAGTACTGCTTGGTACTGAACGACTTTTTGCGCCATTGTGGCCGCATTTGGATCAGAAACAGGTATAACTTCTACTTGATCGTAGTCACGCCCACGATCTGCGGCTTCTCCTGCCGCTGGCTCATAAGTGTATTCATCATCTGCATAGTCACGAATGATGTTCTTCAGAAGTTTAAGCTCTTGCTTCATTGAGTAATGAACACGAGCTTGTACAGCAGACATAATCTTGAGCGTACGCTCTAGAATTGCCAGAGTTGTACCAACAGGCGCTTGTCCTGACATGTCAGATATCTTCATATCAGCCGCAGAAGCAAACCGACGCCCTTCTTCGACAATACGATCCAAAAGAGCCGCAAGCACTTGCGACGGCTCCTTGTATGGTAACGTCATAATATTGTCTCTGATTGTGCCAGAGGCAACGTCTACATCACGAAACTCTGCGGGGGAGATAGGAGTATCATCTCCTTTAACTCGTAGTCCTTTGGTTTTGAATCCTCCGGGTAGGTTGGAGAGAGTTCCAGCATCAACGAGTTGGCGGATGATTGATGTGCCGGACTTAGCGAAAGCACCAACCAAATGAATAAGGCCGAAAGCATAGAAACCAAAACCGGGTACATAAGAATAATGAACAAAATGGTTACGTTTCTGTTTTGTTTTATCTTCTTGATTCCAGTTACGTCTAATCGCAAGAATAGCCTCTGAAGTTTTTTCAACAGTAACCACATACGGTAGCGCAATACCTGTAACTTCTCCGTCTTCATCCTTATCCTCATAACCGGGCAGATCGAGATCAACGTGCATCTCTAACACCCTATGACGATCATCAGATGTAGCACTGAAGCCCATTTTTTCTGCTATAGATTTTTCTATATCATCTAAAGAATAACCGGGCTCGTCTAACTCTACGTTGCGGTAAAATCCTGCTACCTGTAGTTTTTTAATCTCGTTAGCAGTCTTACGCATAACATGAGTTACACGTTCGGCTGTCTCGATATTGGAAGCACCGTACGGTACAACAACATCCTCTGCGGGAATATAAATAGATACTTGTCTATTTAGCCCCGGATCAAAGTACACTTTTTTAAAGGAGTTGCCAGAGAGGCCAAGCCCCCACAACATGCGCTCATGCTCGGGACGGTACTCAACCATCCTCTCTGTCAATTGAAAATTCATGTCATCCTTGACACGCCTAGAGACTTCCAACTTCTCTGGGGTTTCCTTACCAATGACTTTCGTCTTTACCGGCCCCTGTGCCGGGAAGGTCTCCATCATCGTCTCGGACTGAAACTTAACTAGCGCTTCAGACAGGAGGGGGTGGTAGACACCGCATGCTCCGGGCCAAGGCTCAGAACGGTCTTCTACTTTCATTCCTAATAACTCAAGCCCGTCTACATACGTCTGCATCCAATCGCGGCGAGAGTTTGTGTCATCTTCAAAGTCTTCAATCAGCTCGCTAACAAGCGCAACAAGCTGTTCTTCTTCCATTGCTTCGGCAAGGTTAGCGCCAAAGTCTTCGTCATCTTCCATGTTATCAGGATCAAGAACAATCTCTAACCCACCAACATTAATAGTGACTTCTTCTGGGTCTTCAATCTCTATCTCAATATCTGGCTCCATGTCGGCTGGATTAGCCGTCATTTTATCAATCCCAAGAGGTGCCTGATTTAATGCCTTTTCAATTGCCATTGTTCAATCCTCAATAATATCCAGCGTGCGGTCGGCGGAACATAGGTGGGTCATCTTCTTCATCCAGCAGTGTCCGTATGTACCCACCTTTACGGAACCGCATAAGGGCTAGCGACGTAGAGTCAACGTAGTCATCGTGATCCCCTGAAGGAAAACTTGCAACTTCTTCAATGACTTCTTCCGCCCAATGTGTGTTGGGTGCCCACACTCTGCCACTGGCAAATATGTCCGCTACCGCATTTAATCGGGTAATCTTATCGTTCCCCCTTGTAGGAGTGAACTCTTGCACGGGTATGCCCATTGCCCGCATCTCATATATCAGTGGCGCACCCGAAGCCTTCTTCTCGATGATTATCGAGTCGGGCTCCCAGTCGTTATATTGCTCCAAAGCCACTTGTTTCAGCCTTGGGAACTCCATCCGCTCCCTGAATGCGTTCAATAATATGATATTCGCTTGCTTTACACCCGTTTCATCGTCCTTATAGAACACACCCCACGTAGTTAACGCCGAATAGTCAGCACGATTTGACTTTTCAAAGGCCGTATCCCACGCCATCAGCACAAAATCACAGTGCGGAGGGTTTTCAGAGTCCCATATACCCCACCAATCACGTTTAATTATGGCTGATGCTTCAGATGTCGGGTTCTGTTGGTACTGAGCGGACCATTTTGAGTGAGGTAGCTCGTCTCTGAGGGCTAAAAGCTCCTTTTCGGACCAAAACTCCGGCCACAGCGGCTTTTCAGATGGCAAAATGGCTGGAAACTCAATAACTTCCCAGTCATCACCGCCTCTTTCGGCCTCTGCCTTTAACACACGAGCTGTTAAGTCCTTCTTAGACCACCGTGTCATGACAACAACGATGGCCCCACCCGGTTGTAGACGCTGACGAGGACCGGACGTGTACCACTCGTAGGTCTTATCGTAGATTTCCGGGTTTATTTCGGCCAATGCGGCTTCCTGTTCCGAATGTGGATCGTCAATAATGAGCAAATCCGCACCTTTACCAGTCACCGCACCGCCGACACCAATGGCGAAGTAGTCTCCGCCCTTGTTTGTAGCCCATCGTCCAGCCGCTTTAGAGTCTTGTTGCAACCCTACACCGGGAAATATTTTGGTGTAGACCTCCTGATCGACCAAATTACGCACTTTTCGTCCGAAGCCGACCGCTAATTCGGCTGTGTGCGAGGTCTGAATTATCTTCTTGTGAGGAAACTTCCCCAAAAACCACGCGGGCAGAAGATAGGAGGCGAACTCTGACTTGGTATGCCGAGGGGGCATGTTAATGATGAGCCGTTTACACTCACCTTTAGCTACCCTCTCGAACGCTTCAGCCATTTTTGCATGGTGACGCCCCGCAATGAACGTCGGCCACGCCTCTTTAACAAACGCAATAAACCTTTCCTGCGATAATTTTCTGGTTTTCAGGGACTGCAAGTGCTCTAACTCAGCCAAGAGCTTCTCTTGCTCCCCCGGTGACAACGCGGGGAGGATAGTCGGAATATCCTTCAAGGATATATTCTCAAGAATCTCGCTCGCCTTTGCCGCCATCTAAGAGTATCTCGTCTAATGAAGGTTCAGAAGTTGGAACACCAAACTCCTCGTCCAAATCCATCCCTATTGGAGTAACGTCTATCACATCTGCGTTCAACAGACGTTTAACACGCTCCTTGATCGCATTCTCTAAATCTTCTGGGTTTTTATAGTTGATGGTAACTTCACTACGTTCGGTGAACAGTCCGATATCACTATGCTTACCCAGCAGTTCTAACGCTTTGAGTTCGTATCTAGTGTCGCCACAGTTAGCAATCTCCATCAGCTTGTTCGTTATGGCTGATCTAGCAGACGCAACATCCAATGCAAGGCTCGACCCATAGGATCTTAGGAACGCCGCGGCGGCAAATGCGGTTGTTTGGTTAGTCAGGTTCTTTGTGCTTTTATCCTTTACGACAGCTTCAAGTAGTTTCTTTTCTCGATCAGCGTCGGCTTCGGATATTTCTAGCGGAGCGCCAAGCTCAGCTTTTAATTCTGCAGTGTTACCGGCAACTGCTAGTTCTTCTAACAGCGTAGGGACAGCGTCGTCCGACGTATCGTACGGAACGGGTTTGTCTCTAGTCGGTTCAATTTTAGTTGTTGGCATATGTCTGCTGGCGGTTTGTAGCCTCAGTTGACGTGATCCTAACAGAGTATTTCTAACAAACACAAATATATCAAGGAAACGGGACTCTAACTTTTTAGATAGGGGGGTAGTTCTGTAAATAAAGCGCGTGCCAATCGGATACAGAATGCAAAGGGGGAGGGGGTATGGTTTGGACAGTGTCTAAGCCTAGAGAAGCGATTGTCAAAATCGGTAATCTAACGTGCATATTATTATTACTATACAGCATACATGTAACTAGCTGACACAGCGGGGGGTGGGGGAGGGGGTAGATAGTTAGGACCAAAACCTGACAGGTGTACCACAATTAGAGATAATGGACTCGTTCCATAGGGGAACGCAACTAATGAGGTAATCAAGAACGTTATGCAATTATTTGTATTCGTTATTTCATGGGTGTCAGGCATCTGCCTGATGGGTTCAGGACTACTGGCTATATATGCATCATATCGAATTGATGTGACATCATTCGCCGGTCCAACAATGGGTGCCATGCTAGCAGTCATGGGATTCGCGCTTGTGATGCTAGGCATCGAAGCCTACGAAAAATGGCAAGCCAAACGAAAGCTACGCGACCTGCGTAGCTGGGGAGGTCGGTCATGAGTACTGTTACAGAAAGACTAAATGTCGAGAACCTGAACGCGGTTCAGCCTGACATGTTTGAAACACAGAGCTTTTGTGCTCGACGGGCACTAGAGTCTTGGGCACACGTGGTACATGTAGGTGTGCATCGCGAAGCTCTGGAACGTGCTAGCAAAGCAACAATAAAAACAGCGGGCTCGAAAGAAGCGGCGGAAATACTTGAACTGGCACGGAAAAAGAAAATTCTATGGAAAGAACTTTCTAAGATGGCTGGATGTAACATGCACCAATTGATTCGGGAAGCATGGGTTAATGGTCACATACCAAAAGCAACACTAGAAAAAGCTGAACAGATACCGATCATGAACATTCATTACGCTCCCGTTGAAGGTAAAACAATCAGGTAACCAACCGGCCCCCTTCGGGGGGCCATTGATGATAGTTATACGTACTGCGCTGAGCCGATGCTATCGGTCGGACTAACATTTGTTAGGGCGATATATCGGACCAAAACCGTATTTCATGCCCACAATTTGAGACTATATACACATCGAAAGCAATCCTGCTGACGATACTCCATTAACTATGAGGTAATCAAAATGGAAAACATTGAAGTAATGCTAGCTTCTACTAAGAAGCCAACTATGGCGTCTGTTCTCGAACAGGCGAAGTCTGTCGCTTCACTATCTGCTGATGCAGATCTATCTGAGAAAGGCTTGGGTATGCTTGTAAACAAGTTTTTTAGCACTCAGAAAGCGGATCAGGAAAAATGGTACGACTATACTGATCTGGACAAAGCGACAGACGGACCTAAAAAACAGGTTCGCCAGATCCAGAAAGCCTTCTACGATGCGCTCCATGTACGCGCCAAAGAGAAGGCCAAAATGGCGGGAGCATCAGATGCTCAGGTTAAAAAGACCAAATACTCCAACCCATCGACCGTATGGGATCGCGTGAAACGCCACGCAAAGTCTGACGTAGAGGGATTTAGTCGGCTTGGAGAGCGCAAGGAATACTCATATAAAGAGAAAGCGATTAAAGCGCTTTGGCCTGTATGGAATCAGATCGCAACAGCGGTCAACACCACACACGAAGACCTCGAGTTCCAAAAGGATCTCGCCATTTTCTTACAGAAACATTCGGGCAAATCACCGCAACACATTAAGGTTAACGAACTAGGTACAGCAGTTACTAAGAAAAAGTAACATTAGGGCGACCCTTCGGGGTCGCCTTTTTTTGTGCCCAAAAATGATAGTTACTCTATTCGCGCTGAGCCTTGAGTGATAGTTACACGTACTGCGCTGAGCCTTGCTACCGGTCGGCCTAACATTTGTTAGGTCTACTGCGTCAACCACTTGCTACCGGTCGGCCTAACATTTGTTAGGTCTACTGTGTTAACCACAAGACCGCCATAAAGTTACAAAGTTACAAAACGGTTTTTGTAAAGTTACACGCTAAGTGCTTGATTTATAAGTAAAGTTACGTAAGTTACAAAGTTACGTTTTAAAAAAGCTATATTAGGAATGAGCTAACAAGTACATACGCAAATGCAAAATCACTAAAAATTTAGCTTTCTCTACGTAGATTATTTATTTTATGTAACTTTGTAACTTTATACTAAAAACACTCTCAAAACCGTACCAGCTCTAATTTTCCCGCGTTACATTTTTTTATAACTTTATCTTTATTTTTGTAACTTTGTAACTTTGCAAGGGGTTTTTGCTTCGCGCTCAAATATTGACTTGGGATACAAAATGTGGTACAATATACATACTGGGGCGAATTGCGGGTTTTTAACCGCCCCATCTGACTAACATTTGTTAGGCAGACCGCTAACTATTATTACAACCAAAGAGGTAATTAAAATGGAAAACGTAAGAATAATGACACGCGAGTATGTAGCCAAAGGCTACCCAAATCGTAAAGCATACTTAGAAGCTCTTGCTAGGGTTTCGGGTTTGCCTTTGTCCGAAGTCATTGCCAAGTCAACTGAGCTTGGTGCTACTCAAGACTTCACTGGGCTTATCACCTACTGCAAACAACGCAAGTACGAGATCGAGCAAGCGTTCCTATACGAGCTTGGTCTTGATGACTGCACACTTGAACTGGTCTACGGAGAATAGGAGAGCCTAACAAATGTTAGTCGGATGTCGTGAATGTGTGGAGTGTGGTAATCCCATACTCCCACCAAAGCGTGCAGAGCTTGGCTACACCTTGTGTTTGTCGTGCGGTGATAAGCAAGCTCGCGCTACCGTTCGTACAGTAGCCCCAATGCACAAATCAAACTACATGCTCTTCACTAACCTTGAAGACCTGAAGGGCATCAACAACAAAGGAGGATTTCACCGTGAGTGATGAGAGAAAGTTAGTTATGCGTGACAAATACATCGTGGCGTATTGCGTAGACATGAATGGGCGAGGCCGAATCAGTTCAGCTTTCCGCACTTTCGTAACGCTTGACGAAGCCGAAGCACACAAGAGTGAGGTGCTTGAGGAACATCAGGAGTATGTAGTGTCATTGTACACCGCAGAAATTATTGAAAAGTCGTGGGTAGCAACTGTGGAGCCAAAAGATGAGTGAAGTAAGTACAGAACGGCAGTTAGAACTTGCGTTAATGCTACTGTCGAAGGAGCAACACGAGGATTTTGCGAAGGATCTAAAGATCTTACAGTTGGAGTGTTCGCTAACGGACGCGAAACGTAGGATCAAAGAGTTAGAAGCAAAGTTTTATAACCATGCATGTGATTACCCAATTAACTCAGCGTTTGAGGAGAAAAGTAAATGAGTGAATTAAAGAAGTTCGTAGTAACACGTCATCGTGAAATTTCAATCATATACGGTGCAACTATTGTCGAAGCGCATAACTCTGACGAAGCTTACGCCATGGCGTCAAATATACCGTTGGATAAGTTTACCCCACCAGATGAAGGGGAAGGGTCATCGGATACTCTTATGCACTTTGTAGATGAGATGGTAGATGGCGGGGAGCAAGCACAATTTTTTGAAACAAACGCAGGATCAAAGGGTTAAGTGATGAGTAATATAAAACTACCAAACTTCATGGAAGCGGCAGAGCGTGCTTACAAGCAACAGCGTAAAAATAGCGCGGGGAGTGTATCTAAACCCTGCGAGAAGATGCAAAAGCGTCACTCCTTTGAGCTGAAGCACGGAGCGCACAAGGAATACGGTGTTAAGCGTATGACGCCTAGCGAACGAGCGGACGCACAGAAAAGTGCGAAGGGGTTAAGTGATGACTGATCTAAACGAGCAAGCGGAAACATTACGCAAAATGAATGAAGAGCAACTTGGCGATTTGTTTGAGTTGTGTCATTGGGTGACACGAGAATATATGGCTCCGTCTGGGTACGTTCAAATAACCCCAACAATAAATGGGAATGAGAAGCGCGTGCCATCGTATGGTTTTTCTACTACTGGAGAAATCCCCGATCACATTTACCACATTGCGGCAGATTTTATTCAAAATAAGCAACAGGAGATTGAAGCTAATGCACAAGTCAAAAGGAAGTAAGCATAACCTGATGGTTGACCGCCAGAAGGCAAAGGAGTTCCTCACAAAGCGCGGAGCTATTCGTGCTAAGAGGGTAGGACTAACAAATGTTAGGGGGACCGGAAATGTCACAAGTTTGGATATCACCGGACGGAAAATGGAGAACGGCAATGTTTAAATGTAATTCATTTCCGCAGTTAGATACTTATGAGAAAGCAGTAGCACACGAAGCGCAAGTGAAACCTATGCGAGGTAGTTGGGTCAAACCAATTCATCTGCGCTCACGTAAGCATATGCAGATTGTGAGATTGCACAACGGCGACATTGTGTACGTAGACGCATGGGGGCGTGCCGACGAACCCGAAAAGGATTACATCGTTAAGTGGAAGCCCAATGGTGAGATTCACGTTAACGCTCCGATGTACAACTGTGTGTACGAACAACTATCTAGTCTGTTTGGTAAACGGTTCAAACGTGAGGGTAATAGATTGTGGGTTGAAAGACACAATGGCTTTATAGGTTGGCTACCGCTACACGACAGATACTCGGACGAAGTGTCAGTGTTTAAGTTGGTGGGCGGTGTCTTATCGTACACTAACCCGCCTAGGATTACGCAGAAAGCAGTAGATCGAGGTGTCGCCAAGGCGGTGCGTGCAAAGTACAAGCGCATCTATGACTACATTAAAAATGTGGTGAAGTTACGCGATGACGGTGTATACCCAATGACTGAGTTCATAGATACATTCAACATTGAACTCACTAAAGATCAGGTAGATCGCGGAGTGTATTGGGCAGTTCGCAGTGCGATACCGAAGATAAGTCTGGACATTCCGTTTGCACAGCAAACTGATGTTGTGAAGATGGTGAGTCTAGCGAACGAGGGTGACCTTGAAATGACTCGCAAACTGTGGCTCGCGTGTGCGTACACAAACGGCTGTGCAAATATTTGGGGTAACTTTGATATTACTTGTACGTCTAAGCAAGTAGTCAAAGCGTTCGACAACTTTATCTTACGGCTACACAAAGAGGAGGTTTTCTACGATAAAGAAGTGCCTACGGGCAAAACACAAAGCACGGCGAACGAAAAGTTCTTCCGGTAGAAACTTGACACAAGATCAAAATTGTGGTACAATATACATACTTGGGTGGGGCTACGCCTTTTCGCCAAGGGGTCGCACTAACATTTGTTAGTCAGACCGTTAACTAAGACATAACTATATAGAGGTAATTACAATGTCTATTAATTTTGGAACATCTATTTCTTTGAAGCAAGCGGCAAACCTTATCGCTCTTTCACCAGAGCTAAGATACTTCTTACAGGGTGAGCCGGGGATTGGTAAGTCGTCCATCATGAATTTGATTGGTGAGCGTAAGCCAGATCACTTCAAGTCTTACATGGACTGTTCACAGCTTGACCTTGGTGACATCGCCATGCCTGTCGTGAATCGTGAGCTAAATGTAACCGAGTATTATCCAAACAGTCGGTTCGGTATGCACACAGGCGAACCAGTATTGATGATGCTTGACGAGTTTACAAAAGCGGCTGAGCCTGTGAAGAATATGTTGCACCCGTTACTCGAATCAGCTAACCCGCGTCTTGGAGATATCCCAGTACATCCAGAGTCTATTATCTTTGCGACCGGCAACCTCTCAAGTGATGGTGTGGGTGACGTACTCAAAGCACACACACGCAATCGCATTATCCCGCTACATGTAAGAAAGCCTGACCATAAGGAATGGCTTGCATGGGCTGTCAACAATGACATTGAACCTGTCGTCATGTCGTGGGTGCATCAATTCCCACACGCACTAGCGTCGTACACGGACGAGGATCAAGAGGGTAACCCATACATCTTTAACCCTAAGAAAGTACAGACAGCGTTTGTATCGCCTCGATCCTTGGAGCGAGCCTCGCATATACTCAAAGTACGAGATTCATTGCGAGATGCGGATGGAAACATTGACCAAGAGGCGGTGATCGCCGCTTTGACTGGTGCAATTGGCGAAGCAGGTGCAAGAGATATGCAAGCCTATGTTGAATATCAGGATCAGTTACCCGCATGGGAATCTATCATCAACGCACCTGACACAGCCAAAGTACCTGATAGCGTAGGTGCTTGCGCTGTACTGGTGTTCGGTGCAATTGCCAAGATCGACAAGCAGAACATCAAACCCTTTATGAAATATCTGAGACGTTTTGAACCTGAATGGCAAGCGTGCTTCTGTATCAATATCTCAAAGAATCCACAGAAACAGAACGTAGCATTCCAAGCGGATGAATTTGCTGAATGGCTCAAAGACAACAACGATTTACTGTAAGAGGTAGGACTAACAAATGTTAGATAAATCGAAAATAGAAAGACGGGTCAAGAAGGCTAAGATCACACTGATGCGTAGGCCAGAGTTTGCGCTTTGGTCTGGCATCTTAATGGTTGGTAAAACCGAGGTGCGTGATGGCTTTCCTACTGCTTGTACTAATGGGCGTGACGAGATATACGGCACGGAGTTTGTTGACGGGTTAACCGACAAGGAGCTTATGTTTGTTGTGTTACACGAGAACTTACACAAAGCATTTCGTCACTTGATTATCTGGAAGCGACTGCATGATGAAAATCCAATGCTGGCAAACATGGCTTGCGACTACGTGATTAATCTCATACTGCACAACATGGATCCAGAAGAGAAGATAATTGCCATGCCTCGCAAAGACGGCAAGATATACGGGCTGTTGGATAAGAAGTACGCTGGGCTCAACACTAAACAAGTCTTTGACCTATTAAAGCAGGAGCAACAGCAAGGTAACGGCTCCGGCGATGAAGGACAAGATGGTGATGGTGGGTTTGACGAACACGATTGGGACGGAGCGCAAGAGTTATCCCAAGAAGAAGTCAAACAGCTAGAGCGCGAAGTTGATCAAGCACTACGTCAAGGTCAGATGGCCGCGCAGAAAATAGCGGGCAAAGGTGCGGGCGATATGCCCCGTGAACTTGGTGATCTTCTCGAACCACAGGTGGACTGGCGCGAGGTACTGCGTGAGTTTGTCAACGCTACGTGTAACGCGAAAGATGCAAGTAGTTGGCGACGAGTCAACAGACGCTATCTGAGTATGGACATGTACATGCCCTCGCTCATTGGTGAACGTGTTGGGCACATCGTGGTAGGTGTAGACACATCAGGTTCGATTGGGCAACAAGAGATCAGCGTGTTTCTATCTGAAGTCAAAGCGATAGCCGAGACTGTGAATCCTGAGAAAGTAGACTTGATCTACTGGGATCATGTAGTGGCGGGGCACGAGGAGTACGACCCTGCGACCCTGCCTACGCTAGTAGATTCAACCAAACCTAGAGGTGGCGGAGGAACTGATCCTACTTGTGTACATGTATACATGAAGGAGAAGAACATTGATCCTGACTGCATCATCATGTTGACCGATGGCTACATAAGTAACTGGGGTGATGAGTGGGCGAAGCCAATCTTGTGGGTTATCACATCAGACCATACTGCGCCTGTAGGTAAGTCAGTAAACATAAAGGATGGACTAGAATGAAGTTTTTGTTTGAAGTAGACGGCACTGATTTTGTTCTCAGTGTCGAAAAAGCGGAAAGTATCATGAAGATACTTCAAGATGCGGAAGTGTATAAGGAGAAACACGACTGGAGTAACAAAACTTGCACGTACCATGTGTACGATCAAGAAAGCCTTGCCCCATTCCGTATGAAAATGCTACCGGAAAGACTATATGCGGTAGCTAAATTAGCGGGTAAACCAGAGGAGTAGTAACGTGGTAGAACTCTTAGCACTGTCAGCGGCAGGAAATATTCTTCTTGCTTGTAAGCTGTTAATTACAAAACAAACTTTGAAGCGGGCAATTACATCGCTAAGTGAAGTTGGTGCGGGGCGTGCGAAAGTGATCGAGCGTAATGGCAAGATCGAAGTAAGCCATAAAATTATAACAGCCGATAAGACTAACATTTGTTAGTCAGACCCATAACAAAATAGAGGTAAACACAATGAGTATTACAGCAAGAGCATTGCTCGTAGAGCATAACATCTCAGTTTGGACTGCAAACAAACTGGACAAAAACGCTACTGATGTGGTGATTTCACAAAACTGTGCCGCTGATAAAGCCGCCCAAGTGCGGAAGAATCTGATGGCAGGTTCAAGCCAACGGAAAGACA